GTGTATAAGGCTAGCCGGATCAGCGGCCATGTCTCGTGCTTACGAGTTTGCAGGATTGTCACCGACAATCTCGGAGAAGTTCCTAAATTACGCACTGGAATGTGACTTCGAACTCACGCACGAGTTAAAGATGCGCACTAACGAAATGTTCGACGACAAGAATGAACTTGTCGATCATATTCACGGACTAAATGCCACATGCAACATCGAGGATCGCATCTTGCGCTCGACAGGATTCTTGTGCAGCGATCAAGAAAGAAACAACTTCATAGATCGGCTGTGGCATTATGACAATCTGGTAGATTGGGAAGGATTCCGGGACAGCCTCCCGGAATCGTGGCGCCAGGCTGCAGATGCAGCCTGAGCGTCATTGCGTGTTTTACGAGTTTCACACAACCGATGCTGTAGATAATTCAGGCATTTTGCTTGGAAAGTCCCGAGACTGCAGTAGGAAATGACTGCGGTGAGAGAGGGAAGGTAACATTGCATATCCGGGGTATTGCCCCCCCCTGCCGGAGTTACCCGGGTGTAGGTAGAGTCCACCCGTAGACCGAGGCTTATTCTTCAACTCCTAGCTTTCGCCAAGCTAGGTGGCGAGCCTGCTGATAGTGGTCCTTTTGACCACGTGCCGACCGGGGCGTCTGAGGTGAAGGCCGTGCAACTGGGGGATTTAGTCACCTCCATGGTTTTGCCACCTTAAGTTGTACTGAACGGGGCCTAGGCTCTTTGGCATGCTGTTTGGGCATGGCAAAACTGGCTACCAACCGCAAACGGGTGGATAGTTGGAAGCCCCGAATGGAATGGCTATGCTGCGACCTGGCGCGATGTATCAATCCAGGGCTGTGTCAATGAGAACATCAGTGATCTCTTGGTGAACCTCTCATGTTGAGTCGGGGCTGAAGCGTTTGAGCTGAGGCCAGGCGGGGTCGAATCCCTTAAAATGCCAGCAGTGAGTACACTGCCCGATGCTGGGTGATTTCCTATTCATATCATGTTCACTACTTCCCTATGCTTGAGGGGGAAGATTGGAGGGGGTTTGATCTGACCCCGGTTCTATCTGATGTTTGAGACGCAGTTGACTTCTGGCGTGTATTTAGTTTCACAACACTGGCTGTTTGGGCCAATGTGATTTGGTAGCTTTGAAGGCAGAGCTTTATCACACTTTATTTACCTATGACCGGAAAGGGAAAGGGTCGACCCAGTGATGCGATTGTCACTGTGGGTATCAAACAAGGTGCAGGAGGAGCCGTTGGGCAAGCCTTCGGTTCCAAAGGAGGAGGGAAAGGGTCAAAACCTAAGCCTGATCAGAAACCCAAGAACGGAAAGAAGAAGATGGGATCAGGTAAAGGCCGAGGTAGTGCTGCTTGTTGGGATGCTTTTCATCCGTCCCATTTGGCGTTGCCGCGAGCTGTCGCGCCTTACACGGTTATCAGGACTACTGCGATTTGGAATCCCAATACTGAAAACCAGCGACGATTCGTGCTGTTTGGCCCCACCATTACCAACGAGCCCACCGGGAGTCAAAATACGAACGGGGGACAGTGGTCGAACATATACGCCTTGGGGGCCAACACACCTTTGGCAAGTCTGCGCAGTATCCCGAACGGGACCTCGCAGTACACATTCGGAGCCATGACCTCTGGATCGTGGAACGCAGCTTCGGTATGCCCTGCTGCGTTTTCGATTCAGATATTGAATCCAGAGGCTTTACAAACCTCCGCAGGCATGGCTTACATCGGAAGGTGCAAGAACAAGGTTAACATGGCCGAAGGAGACAATTCCTCTTCTTTTGCAGATTTAGCAGACAGCTTGGTGTCTTATTCGAATCCGCGAATGTGTCCAGCCGGTAAGCTGGCTTTGCGCGGTGTTCAAGTAGATGCGATCCCGAACAACATGAGTGAGCTCGCAAGGTTCACTAGTATAAAGCAGGCTCAAGACCTGAATTACGCACTGGATTCATCGAACTCACAGCACCAAGAAGGATTTAATCCTATTTTCCTGTACAACCCCAGCGCCATTAACCTCCAGGTTCTCGTATGTTGCGAGTGGAGGGTACGCTTCGATCCTTCCAACCCCGCTTATGCGGCTTGCAGACATTATCGTCCAGCTACCGATGTTCATTGGGCTGACACGATGGAACAAGCCCTTGCGACGGGTAATGGGGTCGTCGACATAGTTGAGAAGATAGCGCGTTTTGGGGTACCATTGGCTCAGGCTGCTGGGTACTTGTAAAGTGTTATAGGGCTTTTGCCGGTGAAGGCTGTACAGCATCGGTTTGCAGAGCCCTGGTTTAGCTAGCCAGGGTAATTAAAAGTCCACAGTACAAAAGCGATTGTGGCAACAACAGATTAGCGATCACCCATAACACCTGGGACCTTAGGGTCCCTTAAAGGA